ATAAAAAAGAGACTGAGCTTAAGAAGTATAAACCCAATAAGAACTCTCGTACTGGGGTTTCGCAAAGGCTTGTTGGGTTTACAGGAGACGAAGTAAATACGGATGGTGAGTATTATGAAGGCGGACGCGGTATGACTGTGTCTCCAAAACGTACTACAAAAGCCGCGAGTAATTTACGTAGCGCAGGGCGCGGTAAAAAAGAAGAAAAGAAAGAATACAAGAGTGGCGGCAAAGTTCGCGGTGCTGGCATGGCTAGAAAGGGCGTTCGTCCCTGTAAGATGCGGTAATGCGTAGGTATTACAAAAATTCAGACTGCGGATGCTCTTCCTGTAAAGGTTACAAGAAGGGCGGCACCGTGAAAGACGCGTGTTATAGCAAAGTTAAGGCTCGCTATAAAGTTTTTCCGAGTGCTTATGCTTCTGGAGCAATAGCAAAATGCCGGAAGGTAGGCGCTAAAAACTGGGGCAATAAGAGTGGCCGTTCGTAAAACCGCTAAAGGAGCCGCGTTAAAACGTTGGTTTAAAGAAGATTGGAAGGACGTACGTACGGGCAAGTCATGCGGTCGAAAGGAAGGCGAAAAACGAGGCACGCCATATTGCCGCCCTACGAAAAAGGTGTCGAGCAAAACTCCGAAAACTGCATCAGAGATGACAGCGGCGGAGAAAAAGAAACGCGTAGCCCAGAAAAAACGTCTGGGACAACCGGCGGGCAAACCCAAACGGGTAGCACCACTTAAAAGGAAGAAATGATGGCAACATCAGGTACTACAGACTTCAACATGGACTTCACGGAAATCGCTGAAGAAGCGTGGGAACGTGCTGGTCGTGAGATGCGTTCTGGGTACGACTTACGTACTGCGCGTCGGTCTATGAATCTGATGACTATCGAATGGCAAAATCGCGGCATTAACCTGTGGACAATTGACGAAGGCGTAATCAGTTTGACGCAAGGTACGGGGCAATACGATTTGCCAGCGGATACCATTGATTTGTTAGAACAGGTAATTCGCACCAACGCAGGTAACGCCGCAACACAATCAGACCTTACCATAAGTCGTATTAGTGTGAGTACGTACGCGTCAATCCCTAACAAGTTAACACAAGGTCGTCCGATTCAAGTGTGGATTGAAAGACTGCGGGATAACCCACGGATTAACGTGTGGCCTGTGCCCGATAGTGATAATTACGTATTTAAGTATTACAGAATGCGCCGTATCCAAGATGCTGGCGCGGGCGCAGAAACAGCGGATATGAATTTTCGTTTTCTCCCATGTCTGGTTGCTGGATTGGCGTACCATATTGCTATGAAAGTGCCCGAGTTGGCGCCTCGTATTGATATGTTGAAGCAGGAATATGAAGCACAGTTTATTTTAGCGGCAGGAGAAGACCGAGAGAAAACACCATTCCGTTTTGTCCCCATGCAGATGAGGATTTAGGGTGAGTAATCGGTTTGCTTCTGCTCGGAAAGCTATCGCAGAGTGCGATATATGTGGGTTCCGATACAGATTACGTGAGCTACGTAATCTGATTGTTAAAGGACGTGACACGAATTTAAAAGCGTGTCCAGAGTGTTGGAATAGCGATCATCCGCAGTTGAAATTGGGTATGTATCCTGTGAATGATCCTCAAGCAATACGTGACCCACGCCCAGATTTTGCGGGGTACGCACAGAGCAGGGCACAAATTATTCCTGTAACTCAATTAGTGGGTACAGGGTTTGTAGGACGAGTAACCGTTACAACGGAGTAAGTTATGAAAGAGCCGAAAGTAGTAAAAGACAAAGGTGTACAGCCTTATAAAGGCGCTCCAAAGCCTGATATGTCTGGGGTTAAGACCACAGGTATTAAGGTTCGTGGCACTGGCGCGGCAACTAAGGGCACTATGGCCCGTGGACCAATGGCGTAAGTTATGAACTACACCGAGTTGAAAACAAACATCGAAGACATTTGTGAAAACTCGTTTACAGATGACCAACTCGCTATGTTCACGCAACAGGCTGAGCAGAAGATTTACAACACTGTTCAGATTCCTGCTTTGCGTAGAAATCAAACGGGTGTATTAACTGCAAATAACAAGTATCTATCGACGCCTTCTGACTTCTTATGGAGTTATAGCCTTGCGGTCATTGACGGTGCAGGTGCATATCATTATTTGTTAAATAAAGATGTTAATTTTATGCGCGAAGCCTACCCAACACCTACAGTTACTGCTTTACCTAAGCATTACGCTTATTTTGACGACAATACCTTTATATTAGGGCCAACTCCTGACGCTGATTATTCTGTCGAAATACACTACGGGTACTACCCAGAATCTATTGTGACGGCAGGAACTACATGGCTCGGAGAAGAGTTTGATAGCGCGCTTCTTAATGGCGCACTAATAGAAGCAGTTCGTTTTATGAAGGGCGAAGCAGATATCGTGCAGATGTACGAGCGTTTGTATGTCCAAGCTATTGGACTGTTGAAAAATCTGGGCGATGGTAAACTTAGAGAAGATGCCTATCGTTCTGGGCAATTTAAAACTACGGTAGGTTAAGGAGATTAACTATGGCTATTTCTAGCTCAACGCTAACTACATCTTTCAAAAAAGCTTTGCTTGATGGCGAGATGGATTTTAGTTCGGATACAACACAAGTGTTTAAGATCGCGCTCTATACATCAGACGCAACACTGGATGCAGACACCGCCGCATATACTGCTAGTAATGAGGTTGCTAACGGTAATGGGTACACCACAACGGGTAATACATTATCACTTACAGGTGATAACGCCACAAACCCGACAGATGGAGGGTCAGGTACGGTTGTGTATTTAAGTTTTGCTAACACTACTTGGTCTGCGGCATCTATTACGGCGCGTGGGGCGTTGATTTACCAGTCTGGTGGGTCTAATCCTTCTGTTGCGGTGATTAACTTTGGGGCGGATAAAACGTCTACTTCTGGTGACTTTACTATTCAGTTCCCAACGGCTAACGCAACTGATGCAATTATTCGGATTGCGTAAGTAGTAACGTATGGCATCGTCAACACTTTATGAAGGTTGGGGTCGCGCAAGCTGGGGGCAAGGCTCTTGGGGTGATCCGATCCTCATCATTAGTATTGATGGTGTTGAGGCGACTACAAGTTTAGGAACGGTCACTGTAACAGGTGCCGCTACTGTAGTCCCAAGCGGAATAGAATCGGGTACTAGTGTTGGCACTGTTACTGTTGTCGCGGAAGCGAACGTATCGCCTGATGGTATCGAATCAACCGCAAGCACAAATGATGTAACCGTCGTTGCTGAAGCGAATGTATCGCCTGATGGTATTGAAGTAACTGCGAGCACGAATGATGTAACCGTCGTTGCTGAAGCGAACGTATCGCCTGATGGTATTGAATCAACCGCAAGCACAAATGATGTAACAGTTGTTGCTGAAGCGAACGTATCGCCCGATGGTATTGAATCTTCTGCTTTACTAGGAGATGTCGCAGTTTCTGGCGCATCAAACGTCACACCTAGTGGCATAGAAATTGGAACTAACGTTGGAGACGTTACTGTCGCATTGGGCGCTACAGTATTCCCAACAAAGATTACTGCTACCGCAGAACTCGGCGTTGCCGAAGCTTTAGCAAACGCAGATGTTTCTGTCACAGGGTTGCAAATCGCAAGTTCTGTTGGCGTAGTGCATATTTGGAGTGATGTTGATGACGAACAGACTCCAAACTGGCAAAATATTAATGGTTCACAAACGCCTACATGGGGTACAGTAGACAAAGATCAAACTCCTGAATGGCAAGACATAGCCGCGTGAGGTTTTATAAATGGCAACTCAATATACTTCGATTCTAAAACTAGCATTGCCCACAGAGGGTGAGCTAAGCGGAACTTGGGGTGATGTTGTAAATGACAATATCACATCGATGGTCGAAGAGGCGATTGCAGGCCGAGCGGTTATCAACACTTGGGTCGCGAACTCGCATACGTTAACGACAGCGGATGGACTAACATCAGAAGCTCGCTGTGCAATGCTTGAGTTCACAGACACAGGAACAGCTTTGACAGGTGCGGGCACGGTAATTTGCCCTACAGCATCTAAAATTTACGTTGTTAAGAACGCGGCTGGGCAAGCAGTTACACTGATTACTGCCGCTGGTACAGGTATTCAAGTTCCTGATGGCGAAACTATGTTCTTATTCTGCGACGGTACAAACGTTATCGAAGCAGTCACTAGCGTTAAGACGTTAAAGATCGCTGATGGTACTCAGGTCAATACGATCCTTGATGAAGACAACATGGCGTCTGACAGCGCAACTGCATTGGCTACACAACAGTCAATCAAAGCGTATGTCGATGCTCAGATTGGCGTTAATAACGAATTATCAGAAGTCCTAAGTAACGGGAACACATCTGGCGGTACGAGCATTCAGTTAACCACTACAGATGAAGTTCAGTTCCGTGATACCGCGTTAAAAATTTACTCTTCGGCTGACGGTCAGCTTGATATCGATGCAGATACTGAGTTAGAGATTACAGCGCCTACCGTTGATATTGACGCAAGCACAGAAGTTAACATTAGTAACGACACCAAGATTGGCGGCACGCTAGACGTTGATACAATCGATGAATTTACGCCAGACGCGGGTGTCACTGTCGATAGCGTGTTGTTGAAAGACGACAGCGTTAATGCGACAACCGTAGAAACAACTAACCTCAAAGCAAACGATGGTACCGCCGCTGTAACCGTTGCAGATAGCACAGGTGTTGTCACTGTTTCCACAAGCGTCAAAGTCGATACGATTAACGAAGTAACCGCCGCCGCCGGTGTCACTATTGATAGTGTGTTGTTAAAAGACAGCCGCGCACAAGTCGCAGGAATTGACGCATCAGACGGCACCACAGCAATTAACATTGCTGATAGCACAGGTGCAGTAGATATTGACACAAGCCTTAACGTAGACGGTGCTTTCACATCGCAAGGCATTGACGATAACGCAGACGCTACTGCGATCACGATTGATTCAGATGAACGGGTTTTGATTGGGCATACAGCAAGTCTTGGATTTAACGAGAAAGTTCAAGTTGTTGGAACTGACTTCAATGGTTCTTCTCTTGCTGTATCCAGGTTTTCCGCTGATTCAAGCCCCGGTTATTTCATTGGAGTTAAATCAAGATCAGGTACAAAAGGCAACGATACAATTGTCCAAGATGATGACGGA